AGGTATGGTTGTATGAAGCAACTAGAAAAGTGTTCTGGACGGCGGTTCGATTCCGCCCATCTCCACCAAAAGCACTTGTGGGTTCGAGTCCCAAGAGATACGGTCACCAAATCCGTACTATTCAGGTTTGAGAGTGCTTTTGATGGGGATGACCAGGTTTCGACAGGGCAACAAGTACAGAAGTGGACAACTAGGCAAAGCAGAAGCCTTTAGGATTGGGGAAACTCGGTCGAAGACGCAAACAAAGTAAATGCAAACGATGAAAAGTTCCGCATTGCGGCCTAATTAAGGGTCGCTAGGGTTTCGGTTGGTTTCCTCGTAACAGAATAACCAACCATCTTGTTCAACTACAAAGGAAGATATGCGAAGTAGACCAATACTTCTGACAATCCTCTTTTCGGCTTTTATCATTGGTTGTGGCATGGTCAATTTTAATATTGATTCGATGCTACCTTTCAAGACCAATTATCATTCACTTTCAAAAGATGTACAAAAGCAGGTCACGTGCCTTGCGGAGAATATCTATTTTGAAGCCGCACATGAGCCGACAAAGGGAAAACAGGCAGTTGCATTCGTTACACTCAATCGTGTAAGAACTGGAAACTATGCCAATTCTATTTGTGATGTTGTTTATCAAAAAACTGGAGGGACGTGCCAATTCTCTTGGTACTGTGACAAAAAGTTTACCGATAGACGCTTGACAATCAAAGACACAATGTTGTATAATGACATACGTGAACTGGCAGTCAATATGATTATCAATCACGACAAACTCAAGGACGTAACCGATGGAGCAACCTATTACCACGCCGACTATGTTAACCCAGGATGGAAGCTGGAAAAGGTTGACCAAATTGGTCGCCACATTTTTTACAAACGAAAAGGTGATAAAATTGACAGAAACAAAGAATTCTTCTAATACAGTAATGACTACATCGATTGTATGTGTTATGATTCTTACACTTGCCGGTATCATTTCTGTATCATTGAATTACATTAATGACCGAAACAATATGGCTAAAAACATTGAAGCCGCTATTGCAAAAGGTGTTGATCCACTTTCCGTTAAGTGTGCGTATGAAACTAATCCTACTGCCACTTGCATTTCTTATGCACTGAATGTGAAGAAATAATGGCAACAAAAGAAGAACAACGAAAGTTCTCGGCAATTATCGAGGAAATTGTGAAGGACAAAAGAATCGGTTATATGGATGCGGTGCTCCTTCATTGCGAAGAAACTGGATTCGAGGTAGAGATTGCGGCAACGCTACTCACTACACCACTGAAATCTAAAATCTCCGATGAGGCACAAGCCGCAAATATGATTAAGAAAGTGAATAAGTTGCCGTTATGAATGAAGCCGGTGGGTTTGAAGCGTATGCAATGTTTCATGCATTGAAACTACATTTCACTTCAAAATATGATTATGTGAAGTATAACGGCAAGACGAATGTAACCAAAGACCAATTCATGCTCCGTAAGGACAAGTTTCAATTCTATAAACTGTCCAGAAAATACAAGCGTGACGAACTTTTTGGTTTCTTTGTTGCCAATATGCTAGTGAATCCAAAGATATGGGTTGGTGACCTCCTATCCGAGGACGCCGATTCTGAATACAAGGTGTGGCAAAAAACCCAACAGTCTCTTTCCTATGTTTTCGAACAGGATCTCCACAAGCTATTTGACACCGTAAATAATCCGGAAGAATTGCTGAGAGTGGTTGACGGTCAGTACCCCTTGTTATATAATCTTTATATGCAAGATATGTGTGCTAAAGAGACTTTAATTATCTTAAATGAGCTATTAAACTTTTTGCCAATGTGGGTGAAAAAAGTTGAAGATGACATTATCTTTCCAGAATTCGTAAAGAGTTGTGAGAAATATAAACCATTCTTGAATTATGATAAACCTAAAATGCTTGCTATACTGAAGAAAAACTTAAATCTGGTAACAACATGAAAATTGAAACTGTATACATCGATATGGACGGCGTAATTGCCGATTTTGACAAACGCTTCAAAGAGAAATTTGGAAAGCGACCACAAGAAACAAGGAATCAAAAAGACTTTGGTGGTTACTTTAAAAAGTTTATCGATGACGCTGAATTCAGTAATCTTGAACTGATGCCAGATGCACACATGCTTCTATCTTTCTTGAATCAGTATGATGTGAACAAGGAAATTCTATCGTCAACTGCACGACCAGAAAATCATGGAATGATTGCACCACAAAAACAAATGTGGTTGCTCAAACACAACATTCACTATAAGGGAAACTTTGTTCCAGGTAAATCCCTGAAACACAAGTACGCCACTCCCAATTCAATCATTATCGATGATACCAAGTCTGTTATTGATGATTGGAACAAAGCCGGTGGTATCGGTATTCTTCACACAGATGCTATTTCTACCATCGCAATTCTCAAAATGTATCTTTGATTTCGCCTATATACTCCATACATTATGATATATGTGGATAATTCGAAATACATTTAATACAACGTTTATACAAGGAAAATACTATGTCTTCATTCGCAAATCTCAAGCGTAGTTCAGGCAATCTGGACAAACTCGCAAAAGCTATTGAGCAACTCAACTCAACAGAATCCCCCACCAAAGAAGATAATTTCTGGAAACCCGAAGTCGATAAGGCTGGTAACGGGTATGCAGTCATTCGTTTTCTTCCTCAACCTTCAGTTGACGGTGACGATGCACTCCCATGGGTGAAAGTATTCAACCACGGTTTCCAGGGTCCTGGTGGCTGGTACATTGAAAACTCTCTTACTACTTTGAATCAGAAAGATCCAGTTTCTGAATACAACTCTCAGTTGTGGAATTCTGGCATCGAAGCAAACAAAGAAGTAGCACGTAAACAAAAGCGCCGCCTATCTTACATCGCAAACATTTACGTTGTTGAAGATTCTAAGAATCCTCAGAACGAAGGTAAAGTGTTCCTTTACAAGTTTGGTAAGAAAATCTTTGACAAGATTAACGAAGCAATGAACCCAGCTTTCGAAGATGAGAAGCCACTCAACCCATTTGATATGTGGAATGGTGCAAACTTCAAACTCAAGATTCGTAAAGTTGAGGGCTATCAGAACTATGATAAATCCGAATTCGAATCTCCATCCGCATTGTTGGATGACGATGAGAAACTAGAAGCAATCTGGAAGAAAGAATACTCCCTCAAAGAGTTCCTTGCACCAGAAAACTTTAAATCCTATGATGAGTTGAAGGCTCGTCTAGATAAGGTCCTCGGCCTTGATGGTTCACCAGCAGTCGCTAAGACTACAGTTGAACAAGCTAAAGCAATGCCACGTAAGCCTGCTCCAGTTATGGCTGACTCTGGTATCGCTGAAGATGATGATGATTTGGCTTATTTCTCTAAGCTAGCCGAAGAATAAAAACTCCTCTGTCCAGGCAGTTTTCGACCCCGCCTTGTGCGGGGTTTTTATATGGGTGATGCGTATTGTTCTAACACATAATCAAGAATAGGAGTATCATCACGCACAGTAGCAGTAGCAGGAATAGTCCTGTCAGGTAAATCAACCGTGCTTGTATTGGTTGATATGACAGGTGGTGCAGACTGTACATTACCCATTGGATCAAAATTCAAATTCAAATTTTCCTGCATCACATCATTCATTCTTGAAGGTGCTGGTGGAACAGGAGTTGCTCTTTTTATACCCCTTGGTGCAACACCAAATGCGGCACCTGTTGGTCTTATTTGGTCATTATAGTCTGATAGTGATAAACTTCCTCTACCAGCGCCAGCGTTCGAAGGAGTCATTCCGTAAGGAAGAAGTTTTTTTGCGCTTTTGACTTGTGGTAATGGTTCACCTGAATTAATTAATTTATCAGCCTGTTCAGAAACACTTTTCACAAGTTCAGCAGAAGGTCGATTACCTTCAGAGTCTTTAAATAGATATCCACCGTTCTTGTCAAAAGATTCGGCTTCATATCCCTTTTCTTCCATCAATGCACGAACTACTTCTTGTTTTCCTGCAATCGCTTTTTTAATTTTATCGCCTGTAGTTTCTTCGTTAGCATTCATAATTGCAGTACCAAATGCATTTGGATCCATTGCACCCATGAATTCTTCAGTTTGTCTTTGTTTACTCAATTCTTCCGCTTGAGAACCACCAAGTCTTTTTAGCTTTTCGTTTTCGGAATTCCACATTGCAATTACGGCGGCACCAAGTCCGGCCGCCATCAAAGCGGCAATCATAGCTGGTGCAGAAACCAAACCCGCCATCCACTTCAATGCATTTAACCAACTGAATCCCGAAAATAAAGTGCCAACCCAGTCTTTTAATCCTGATAATAGATTGGTAACCCAGTCTTTTAATTTTGACAGTGAACTTCCAATAAAATTTCCAATAGCAGATAGTAAATTAGGTTCATTCTCTCCAGATTTTTCAACTGTGGCTGTTGTACCAATAGAAGTGTATTGTTTTAATACATCCACAAATTCTTTGTGTCTGCGTTGTTCTTCAACTTTTTGTTCTTCGGTGAACTGTTTTGCAGTTTCTTTTTTCTTCAAATCTTGTTCACGTGTTTTTTGCATGAACGTGAGCATTTTGTTTAGAACTTCAATAGAAGAACCACCAAGACCTTCACTTGGTGTTACCATTGATGTGGGAACTTGAGTATAATTTCCTCGTTTTGTTTTATTGCCTGCAAAATAATTTATATCTGATTGTGAACGACCAGTGAGTCTACCAACAATTGCAGGTCCAAGTCTGCTACCACCAGTCATAAACTTGGCAATATTCATTGGGTCAAATTTCTCTTTGACACCGGTTGCTCTCGCCTTTAGTTTATCGGAGATGGCACCACCGAGTGCTGAACCAACACCCTTTCCGGATGTAATTTTATCTGTCATCAATGATGACAATGATTTACCTCTGATATTACTTGCTACTCTGTAGTCCATTTTAGCGTCCTATTCTAGGATTCAATTCTTGTAAAGGTGCTGAATTCACATTTACATTTTTTTGTTGAGTTGTTATGTTGTTTTGATTAACAATTGGTGTTGAAGCATTTTGTCCACCTGATTGGTTTAGTTGCTTCTTCAAATCGGCATTTTCTGTGGAAGATTGTGATACCATACCTTGAATTTGTGGTAATCTCTCAAGCGACTTTGTTAATCCAGTTTTTGCTTTTTGTGTCTCTTGTATTTTATAGTATTTTTCAACTATATCTTTGTTCACACCAGCAAAACCAAATCTAACGTTTGCCGCAATATATTCTGTGGCAGTTTTTGCATCAGGAAACGAATTTAATATTTGTAAGCCTCTTTCAACACCTGCTCTAGATTTATCTCTTGCAAGTGACATTGCTATGTAAGTTAGTGTCGCTTTGAAATTTACATCATCATCTCTTGTTATTAAATCAGGATCATTCACCAAGTCAATACCCAAATAATCACCTATGGCTTTATACCAACCCTTATGTGTAATTTGAATGAAACCACGTCCTCTGTATTTCCAGCCACCTTCATATTGACTCATAAAGTTTGGACCGAAGAAGTATTCGTTACCTTTGGCTATTGCTTCATCATATTGTTGCGGTGTAAAATTTTTCTTGAAGGTTTCATTTGCATATTGATAGCCACTACCCTTCTGTTTTGCTTCCATTCTATCAATTGTTACCCTCCATGCATCTACACCTGCTTCTGTAGCATTTGTAAATCCACTTTCTTTAGCGGAAACGGCTATCAGGCCTGACAACGAACCAGCATTTGTTAAACCTAATTGTTTGAAGTTTTTCACACCTTGTGCAACTCTACTTTCGAAAGCCGGAGTCGCAGTTTGTTTGACAGGAGGAGCCTTACTTGCGGTTGGTCCAGTTTTTGGTGTGGGTGCCTGCGGTGCTGGAGCCTGCGGTGCTGGCGCTTGCGGACCAGGAGCTTGTGTTGTAGGTTTTGGTGCTGGTACTTGTGGAGCTGGTGCTTGTGGAGCCGGAGTTGTTGGCTTTGGAACCGGCACCTGTGGTGCAGGTGTTGGTGGTTTTGGTGTTGGAACCGGCGTTGGTGCCGGAGTTGGTGGAAGTTCTTTTTTGGACTTTTCGAGAGCCGCACGTTTTTTGGCTTCTTTAGCCATTTGTTTCATGGCTTTGCGTTTATTCTTTATAGCCTCTTTGAACACATTCATCACTTCTTTGTGATTATCTGCCTTAATGTATTCATTCAATTCATTGTATGAGTCTAGTGTTTCCTGTTCTCGTACATCGTCTTCTCGACTTTTCTCCATAAAAGATACAATCTTTTCAAGAGCTTCTGTTGCCCTACTGGAACCACCCATGTTTGGATTGCTAAACTTTTGCCAATAGTTAGATTGTCTTGGTGTGTATTGATATTGTCTTTTGCCTGTAAAGTAACCAATATCTTCTTTACTTCTACCAGTAAGGCGACCAACGATTGCTGGTGCAAGGTTGCTACCGCCAGTGAGAAACTTGGCGATATTCATAGGATCAAATTTTTCTTTGAAGGCCAATGATTTCGCTTTTGACCTATCAGACAAAGTTCCACGGATAGATGAGACAATACCCTGACCTGATGCCAGTTTGTCTGCCATTAAATTAGCGAAGCCTTTTTTTCTTATTCTGGCGGCATCGTAGTAGTTCATCTAATCTTTCTCTCGTTTAACCTTTGTTTAATCTTCTGATTTTCTTCCTCAATAAATTGTATAAGCATACTGACATATACATCACGTTCCCACGGTATCATATTCTCAAGTTCCGTCAGACTGTATTTGTGATGTTGCATTAATGAGAAATTAGTTTTATAATAATTCCTCAAGTTATCATGGCCAAATGTTAACCGAAAAAACTTTCCAGTCCTTCAACATCAAGTGTGTGTTCGAAGCCGCAACGTGAACACTTCATTTCAATTTTCTTTTCAATCTTTGGAAGATTTGCAAAAAAGTCTTCAATCTTTGAGAACTGTTGTTGGTTCAATGTCTCTATGAATTCAACAATTTCTTTTGTGTCTACTTCTTTTGCATAATAAAATTGTTCACCATCATAAATGTACTCAACCGATTCAGCAATCATTTCGAATGCGATATCAGAAACGTTTGTGAGTTTTGACAATTTACTCAATACTGAAAACTCTGGATACTTTAGCTTGATAGAAATTTTATCTGTGAGTTCAATAACATCTTTACCTTCAACAACACCATCAACTTTAATCTCAAGAAGATTTAGTGAAGTCTCCATAATGTTGCCACATGTTCTTTCATCAACAGTGTTATCACAGCGGTATTTGTTCTGAACAACTTCTCCAACAGACCTTGCACGTAGTTGCAGGAAGTAATATTCAATATCGATAACGGGAAGTTTCTCAATATCAATTCCTTCTGTAACTGTACAGTTGTTCAGAACCTGTTTGACGTTTTGTTCAATTGATTCTCTTTCTCCAGATTCCATTGCCATGAGAAGATTCTTTTGCTCTTTCACGAGGAAAGGACGAAAACGAATTTTCTTTTTTGATAATGGTAACTCCAAGTCATAAATCGGTGTATCGATTTTTGGTAAAGCCATAATT